ATATACTAGCAGATTAGATAAGGAAAAAAATCCTTATTTCTTACTTGAGGTTGCAAAAGAGTTTCTAAAACAAAATCAAGATTGGAAATTTATACTAACAACAAGTGGCACTAATTTTAGAAGTAGTTTAAACGGAGTAGTAAAAGATTTGGAAAATTATGCGAAACAAAATAAAAGATTTATTCTAAAAAAGAATTTAACTAAACAAGAATATTACTATGAATTAAGTGAAGCAAAGATACAATTCAATTGTTCGCTACAAGACTATGTTAGTTGGACAGCACTAGAAGCAGATGCATTTATGTGTAATTTAGTTTATCCTAATTTTAGAAGTTTTAAAGAAATGTATCATATAAAAAATAAATTCAAACCTTTTAGTATTGATTCAGCGGTAAGTGTTTTAAACAATGCAAAAGATAAAAAATATGAATATTGCAAAGAACTAGCTTATTTGTCTGATTGGGGCAGAAAATTAGAAGCACACATAGTTAGTAATGATTATGATGGTGCTGAATTAAACATATGGCACGAGTATGAATATGTTAAAAAAATTATCAATGATAAAAATTAGAAAAAAATATCACTTTTATGCAGGGCATAGAAATAAAAATGCAGGAGAAAAGTGTGGTAGATTACACGGACACACCTACGATGTAGTATGTGAGTTTAAATTTACCGAAATGAAAGATGGTGTTACTATGTTGTTTTCAGATATAGATAACATAGCCGAGCCTATTATAAAAAAATATGACCACTACTTTATTCTGTTTGAAGAAGACCCATTAGTAGATGTATTTAGATTGGCAGACGAACCATTTATATCTGTACCATTTGAAACAAGTGCAGAGAATATGGCTATTTGGATTTTTAATAGAATAAAAAACGAAGGCAAATTACCTATAACTAAGATAGAGTTAGCCGAAACAAAATCAAGCACAATTATATATGAAGAAGTTAGCAATTAGCGAAGTATTTTACTCCATACAAGGAGAGGGCAAAACAGTAGGAGTGCCAAGTGTATTTGTAAGACTAGGTGGCTGTAACTTAATGTGTGGAGGAATGGGAACTCAATTTGATGGAGAGTTACATAATGACGCTGAGTGGAGATGCGATACTGTCGAGGTGTGGATGAAAGCACAAAGTAAAGAAATGAAAGATGTCTTGGATGGGGAATGTATCGAGGCTATAAAAAATGGTGCACATATTATTTTAACAGGAGGAGAGCCTACAATGCAACAATCAGCATTAGAAGAGTTTATTAAATATGTGAAGTTTGATTTAAAAGTAGATGCATTTTTTGAGGTAGAAACAAATGGGACAATAATGCCTAGTGAGTTTTTGTTAAACAATATTGGTCTTTGGAATTGTAGTCCGAAACTAACTAATAGCGGAAACGATAAAAGCATAACATACAAGCCTGAAGTAATTAAAGAACTAAACAAGCACAACACTATATTTAAGTTTGTAGTTAACTCTGAAAAGGAATGGCAAGAAATTAAGAATGACTATTTATTTTTAGTTGATAAGAAAAAAGTATATCTTATGCCTGCAGGTGAGAATCAAGAACTGCTTAACCAAAATAAAGAGACAGTTGTAGAACTAGCAAAGAAGAATCATTTAAATTTTACAACTAGATTACATATAGAAATATGGAACAAAAAGACAGGAGTTTAAAAACTAATATTACTTGGCAGGAAATATATAACAGACTTAACTATCTAAAATCTGCTTATGAGCCTAACACAAAATACTATGGTGTGCCTAGAGGTGGACAGATTATAGCAGGTATGTTAGGTAACGCAGTAGATAAAATTGAACAAGCTGATGTAATAGTAGATGACTTAATTGATAGTGGAGCGACACTAGAACAATATAAAAAATACAAAAAACCATTTGCAGCATTAATAGATAAGAGAGAAGAGTATAAAAACGAATGGATAGTATTTCCTTGGGAGAATCACAATGGTAATGTAGAAGATAATGTTACAAGGCTATTGCAATACTTTGGAGAGGATGTTACAAGAGAAGGACTTCAAGAAACACCTAAAAGATATGTTAAGTTTTTTAAGCAGTTTCTAACTATACCTGATTGGAACTTTACCACATTTAGTAGCGAGGGATATGACGAAATGATAGTTCAAACTAATATACCTTTTTACTCATTATGCGAACATCACATAGCACCTTTCTTTGGTTATGGGCATATAGCTTACATACCAAAAGATAAGATTGTAGGACTAAGTAAATTAGCTAGAACATTAGATTTGTTTGCACACAGGTTACAGAACCAAGAAAGAATAACTACACAGGTAGCAGAATTTTTGCAAGACAAACTAGAGGCTAAAGGAGTGGCAGTATCTTTGTCAGCTAAACATATGTGTATGGAAATGCGAGGAGTAAAAAAGCACGACACTTGGACAACAACTACTAAGTTAATAGGAGCGTTTAAAGAAAGCGATGAGGCTAGATTGGAATTTTTTAACTCAATTAAGAAATGAACAAAACCGAACAACATAAAAAAGCAGTAATAGAAGCTTTAGAAAAATCCTTAGGGGTAGTTACCACAGCTTGTAAGCAAGTTGGTATAGGCAGGACACAATTCTATGAGTGGTTAAAAGACCCTGAGTTTAAAGCTGAGGTGGATTCAATACAAGATATTGCACTTGATTTCGCTGAGAGTCAACTGCATCAACAAATTAAAGGAGGCAATACTGCTGCAACTATATTTTATTTAAAGACTAAAGGCAAGAGAAGAGGCTATGTAGAGCGACAAGAAATAACAGGTGCTGAAGGTCTGCCCAATGATATTAGAATCAATATTATAAAAAGTGGGGAAACAATCCACGATTGATACAAATGTTGTATGTAAGCATCTACTTAACTCTGATAAAAAAATTATAGTAGAGCAGGGTGGTACACGCTCAGGCAAAACATATAACATACTTATTTGGATTATATTTTATTACTGTCCTGAAAATAGAGGCAAGACTATAACTATATGTCGTAAAACTTTCCCCTCTCTTAGAGCCTCTGTGATGCGAGACTTTATACAGATATTACAGCAGTATCAAATGTATAGCGAAGAGTCGCATAATAAATCTAGTAGTGAGTACATTTTATATGGCAACCTAATAGAGTTTATTTCTTTAGACCAACCACAAAAGGTTAGGGGTAGAAAAAGGGACTTGCTATTTATTAATGAAGCTAATGAATTATTTTGGGAAGATTGGCAACAGCTTTTATTTAGAACAAAAGAAAAGGTAATAATAGATTACAACCCCTCTGATGAGTACCATTGGATATATGATAAGGTAATACCTAGAGAGGACTGTGACTTTTTTAGAACCACCTATTTAGATAATCCGTTCTTAGGAGATAGCATCAAGCAGGAGATTGAAAGGCTAAGAGAAACAGACGAACAGTATTGGCAGATATATGGCTTAGGTATTAAAGGAGTTAGCAAGTCAACTATTTTTAGATATGTTGAGGTAAACTATATACCTGAAACAGCTAAGTTTCTTTCCTATGGTATGGATTTTGGATATACTAATGACCCTACAACTTTAATTGGCATTTGGATAGATGGTTATAATCTTTATGCAAAAGAGTTTCTGTATCGCACTATGATGACTACTACTGATATAAATAAGTTTCTTAGTAGCTTAAATATAGACAGAGAAATGATATGGGCAGACTCAGCCGAAGTGCGTTTAGTAGATGAACTTAGGAGAATGGGTTGGAATATTAGACCTAGTATAAAAGGCAGAGATAGTATTAATGCAGGTATAGATTTGTTAAAGCGATACAAAATACACTTAACACAAGACAGCAACAATGCCATACAAGAATTTAGAAACTATAAATGGGATGAGGATAGAAGTGGTAAAACTATAAACAAACCAATAGATAGACACAACCATTTAATTGATGCTTTACGCTACGGAACTTATAGTATTTTAAGCAAACCTAACTTTGGTAAATACGTTATAAGATAAAATAATTATTAAAATATTTTGATAACTCAGATAAAGGTCTTATCTTTAAGTATTAATAATTAAAACTATAACAATGAAACACGCAAAAATTACCGACAACAAATGGCATCAATTAGCTGACTTTAAATATGTGATTGAAATCACAAAACCCGGATATGTTTTTAAAGAAAGTGGAACATACACATACGGCGGTTACACAAAAAAAGAATTAAAAGAATTTTACAACAAAGGTATAGTAAAAGAATAAAAAAAAAGGGTGAGCAATCCCTCTTTATTATTAACCAATAATTATATTATGAATTGCTCTTATTGCAACGAACCTTTAGACGAACTAGAAGAATTATTTGCACAAAAGTATGTACAAGAAATACCATTATGTGCTCAATGTATACAAAAAGAATATTAAATATTATGAAAACAGATTTTGAAATATTAAAAGAGTGGTGGAAGTTTATGACGCCGAAAAGATGGTTGTTATCAATCATACTAGGAATATCAATAGTAGGTAATATGTATTTATGGATTTACATATTTGCATTTTTCAACATTTTTTTATAAATTTAAGAAACAAAGAATAGAAATTATGACACAAGTATTTGAACATTTAGGTTACTCGCTAGAGTATTATGTCGATGGTAAGTATATCGGCAGCATTAAGACAGACCAAGAGCCAACTAGCTTTGGTTATAACAGCAGACAGTATTACATTGCTGAGAATAGTTTTCAGCTTACCAATGCAATGGGCAAGGTAAAGACTATTAAGAAAGGTAGCAGGTATTATACCGAGGCTATTAGATTATGTGGTAAGGTATTAGGTAGCCACAGAAGAAAGGTAGAATTATTTAGAAACTCTAAAGCTTGGAAAAATGCATAACGGATGGACTAATTACGCTACTTGGAAAGTTAACTTAGAAATCTTTAAAGATATAGATACAGATAATTGGGCAGAGGATATAGACAACTTGAGTAAATATGAGTTTGGTCAATGGCTAAAAGAGTATGTAGAACAATTATTAGAGTCTAAGAATGATTTAGCAGAAAGCTATGCCTTAGCTTTTATTAATGATGTTAATTGGTCAGAGATAGCAGAGCATATCATAGACACATATAGAGAGAACTATTGTTGTGATAATTGTAATGACAGAATAGACGAAAGGTATATGAAAGGTTTTTGTTCTGAAAGATGTGAGAAAGAATATTGGTTATTAGCCGACCATCCAAAAGGCTAAGTTTTATTTGTTTTAATTTTGTTAACTTAGGGCAGCTTTTAGTAGCTGCTCTTTTTTTATAAACTTTTTTTTAAATACGTTATACAAGTATGAAGTTACATTTGCAAATACCTGACACCATAGAAGACATTACTCTTAAACAGTATATGGAGTTTGAAAAGGTAAACATAGAGGGTAACCAAGACAGTACCTTTCTAATGCAAAAGACAGTAGAAATATTTTGCAAAGTAGATTTAGAACTAACATTACAAATTAAATTTAATGACCTTAGAGACATAACAAATCATATTTATAGTTTGCTAGAACAAGACACAGACTTAGTTAGTGTGTTTAAATTAGATGACAGAGAGTATGGTTTTATACCTAAGCTAGACGACATAACCTTAGGAGAGTATATTGACCTTGATACTTATTTAGGCTCTTGGAAAAATATGCATAAGGCTATGAGTATTTTATATAGACCTATAGAATATAGAAAAGGAGAAAGGTATATCATAGAAGACTACGATGGAACTGACAATGCAGATAAAATGCTAGATGTGCCTTTAAATATTCCTTTAGGTGCTATGGTTTTTTTTTGGAATTTAAGAAGCGAACTACTGACTCTTTCCCTGAATTATTCTCAGAAGGAGTTGGGGGAGAATCTGACCTCGGAGCAGTTGCAAACTTTGGAAGTAAATGGGGTTGGTATCAATCAGTCTTTGCACTCTCTAACGGAGATATTGAACGATTTGAAAATATCACAAAACTCTCGGCTATGAAATGTTTAACAATGTTGGCTTTTATGAAAGAGAAAAACGAACTAGAAGCACAGCAACTTAAAAAAATATACAAATGAGAAAAAAGAAGCAAGTAAAAGAAACTAAGTTTTGTCAATCAGGTAAGTGCAACTGTGATACTAAAAAAACACTTGCTAATATCTTTCCTTATCATTTACCTAATTGTTTAACAGAAGCTGAGTTTGATTCTATCAATTCTAAGACAACACCTGAAGAGGAGTTAGGTTTTATTTATGGCAGAGTATTTAATTCAGATAATACATACACGCAAAAAAGACACAATCAACTTAAAAGAATAGCAAAAGTATATAAATGAGTCAGCAGGGAACAAGAGCATTTTATCAAATAACTGAAACAATAAAGAACCAATTACTAGAGGACGTTAATGTTAACACAGTTACCTTTGGCAACATTACTGATATAGATTTAAGTAAGCAAACTATGTTTCCTTTATCACATATTGTAGTGAATAATGTTTCCTTTCCAAATAACACAGTTAGTTTTAACATATCAGTTTTGTCTATGGATATAGTTGATTCTAGCAAAGAGGATGTTACAGATATATTTAGAGGCAATAACAACGAACAAGATATTCTTAATACACAGTTAGCTGTACAGAATAGATTAATGATAGAACTAAAGAGAGGCGATTTATTTACAAGCCAATATCAATTAGAGGGTGTTGCAAGTTGTGAGCCTTTTACAGATAGGTTCGAACATTTAGTAGCAGGTTGGGCACTTACTTTTGACATAATAACTTCTAATGACATCAGTATATGCGATTAGAGGACGTTAGAAAGACTTTAAGAAAGTTTGGGGACTTAGTTATACTTGAAGCGAAAAGAGAACTTAAAACGCAGGGAAAAGACGTTACAGGCAATCTAAGCAATTCTTTAGAAGCTAAGTTAGGAGAAGATGAGAAAACATTTATTTTAAACTTCTTAGGATTGCAGTATGGTAAGTATATAGATAAAGGGGTTAAAGGTGCTGTTAAACCTTATGGCGGAAAAGATGCAGCGAAACAACCTTATGATAAAAAAACTGTCTATGCCTACACAGATAAAATGCCACCACCTAGTAAGTTGGATAAATGGATAGTAAGAAAAGGATTAGCACCAAGACAAAAAGGAAAGTTTACAGGCAGAAAAATAAGTACAGTAGGTTTTGAAAAGTCTATTCAATTTTTAGTTGCTAAAAGTATTTATAGCAAAGGATTGAAAGCTAGTTTATTCTTCACAAAGCCATTTGAAAAACATTTAATTGCATTAGAAAAAGAATTGTTTAACCACTTTGAAGTGTCAATAGATAAAGTATTTAAGAAATGAGTACAAAAATAAACGTAAGAAGTCCGTTTTATTTAAACCTAACAGAACCACAAATACCATTAAGATTATATGATTGTGGTGTTGCTAATTTAACAGGATTCTCAATAGACAATCAAGGAGTTGTAACAGAGCCAAGTCCTGACTATGGTTTAGTGTATTCTTATACAAGTTCGGCAGGTGATTTTGCTGATGGGAAGTTTGCTACGGTCAGTAGTGATACAAGTAGAACGGTTATTTTTACCTTAACAATTCCATTTGGTTTTTCTAATTCAGCAGACTTGTATTTAGAGTGTGGTCTAACAACAACCCAAGCAGGTACTACAACCTCAACGGTTGAAACACCCTGTACTCCATCAGTAACAACTTCGGGTTCTATCCCTGCACAAACTTTAGATGCAGAGGGTGATACAACGGACATCGATTTAAGTGGATATTTTACAGGAGAAACTATTTATGCTGTATCTAATACAAATCCATTATTAATAACAACAGCGTTAAGTGGAAGTATATTAACATTGACTTCAAATACATTAGCAGGAAGTGCAACTATTTATGCAATAGGTAGAGATAATAGTTATCCTACTACTTGTGAAGCTGTACAACCAATATCAATAACAGTAAATGCGACGGGTGTAACTTGGTCTTGTACGTTTCCTGCAAATCCTGCTTTGTCGGGAGGTTCAATAGCAGCAGATGGTACATTGACGAATCCACAAGTAGCAGCAGTAATAACTGCGGTAAAAACAGGAAGCTGTTCGGGTTCAGCTTATGTAGCAGACCCAAACAATACAGGCTCTGATAGAAGTGTTACTTTGTATTTTGATATAACAGTACCTGATGGATATGACAACGCAGGAGCAACTGTTTGTTGTTCTCACACATTTACACAACCTACTGTTGGAGTTGACCCTGTATTTGATTGTGACATTGCAGCACTTACAGGACAAAAGATTGCTAAAGACGGAAGTATATCTTTAGGAACTGCAGCAAACGGAACAGTAAATAGTTTTACACCACCAAGTCCACCATTCGGAACAGTTGAGACAGATACAACAAGAGTTGTTGAATATCAAGTTGAAATACCAAGTGGTTATCAAAACGTAGGAACAGAGATAAATTGTAGTAAAACACTTATACAACCTGCAACGGTTTCAATATGCGGTTCAAACTTGTTCTATTTAACATCGGGTAAAAATAATACGACAGATTTTTGTGATGGAACTTATGCAGCGAGGACAGAAATAACCTCAACAGCTACTACGATACCGCAATTATTGGGTTCTCAAATATGTAGAAGTGGTAGTGCTTTTGACGGAAAGATATTATATTATGGAGTTTCTACCGCATCAATGGGTAATGTAGCAGGAGTTGGAGTAGGAGATTATTACACAATACAAATAGACACAAACGGAATAGTAATAGATGTACAAGCGAACAACTGTCAAGGAGCAGGGGGAACAGGTGCATCAGTACCTTTATAAATATGGCATTAAAAAGAATTGAATTAGATTTATATGTATGGAGTGGAACAGAGACATCTGCACCATCAATTCCACAATATGAAATAAACAAGTCGCGTATAGACACTCACGATAATATTACCTTAGAGATAGGTGAACTTGTTAGGGATTATTTGGAAATATCTTTTAATGATGACTATAATTCTCAAACAAAATGGGTAAAAGCTGTTGTTGAATATTTTGATGAATCAGATAATCCTTACACATACAACAATCCGCAAGTGTTTACTTACTTATCGACAGATGGTTATGGGTATTTTGAAGATGGTACAAATCCCGAATTATTAAGAAACAAACTAATAAGTGCAGACGATATTTACTTACCCGAAAACACAGTAGGTAAATTACCAATATTTGCAGAAGGGGTTGGTAAGGTAACGATTGATTCCGTAGATACTCAAATAACGGATAATGGAAACACAAATCAAAAAATACAATACATAGATATTCCTGCTAACAGTTCTACGATACAGGTTTATGATACAGACGATACTACATTGTTAAGTACGGTTAATGTAACAAATATTTGTGAGCCTAAATACACACCTTTTAAAGTAACCTTTGTAAATAAACTTGGAGCATTTCAAGATTTATATTTCTTTAAGAAAACTACTGAAAGCACTAATGTAACAGACGAAACATTTAAACGTAATACAATAGCTAATTCAACGTCAACATATCAAACATACGAGGGTCAAAAGCAACGGTACAACGTAAATTCTAAAACAAGCCTATCGATGAACACAGGTTTTGTTAAAGAAGATATGAATCAAACTATTGAAGAACTATTTTTTAGTGAAAACGTATGGATAAGATACGAGGGTAAAACATTACCTATAATACCTGCATCTAAATCATTACAATATAAAACAGTACTAAATGACAAACTAATAAACTACACCGTTAACTTTGAATTTGCGTTTGACAGAATAAACAATGTACGTTAATGTTACAGCTACAATTATATATAGAGGGTAAAGAGGTAGAACTGTATAAGGATGAGAGTATAACTCTTACTCAATCAATACAGGATATTAAAGATATATCTAAAGTATTTACAGACTTTACAAGAACCTTTAATGTTCCTGCTTCTAAAGAAAACAATAAAATATTTAAGCATTTTTATAATTTTCACATACGCTCTTATAACTCTAAGACAGGTGAGTTTGAATCATTCGATGCACGTAAAAAGAAAGAAGCTGAATTACAATTAAATTATAAGCCTTTTAAGCAAGGAAAAATAAAGTTTGAAGGTGTACAACTAAAAAATAATGAACCTCACACATATAAGTTAACATTCTTTGGTAATACCGTAAATTTAAAAGATGTACTTAAAGAAGATAAACTAAGTAATTTATCACAATTAAGTTTATTTGATTTTAAGTATAACGATACAAACATTATCTCTTTTATGAGTGATGGAAAAGATGTTGAATTTTTTGATGGAACTATTGAGGATGCAATTATATTCCCTTTAATAACACACTCGGGTCGTTTGATATATGACACTACAGAAACAAACGATGCTACAAATAAAATATATAATGTAAACCCATTAGCAGGAGCAACAAATAATCACGGTGTTCCTATAAGTGAGTTAAAACCTGCCATTCGTCTTTATGCTATAATTAAAGCAATAGAAAATCAAGTAGGGTATAATTTAAGATTTAGTTCAGATTTCTTTAATAGTACTAATTACGATTTCTATAACTTATACCTATGGCTTCATAATAAAGAAGGTGGTTTATTCCAAGACCAAGATGCTCAGTATCAAATAACAGGATTCAATACGGTAACAGGAGATGTAGGGAAAATACAAGGTGTGACAAGTAAAACCTTTGTAAATACATACAATGAAGAAAACGAAGATAGAGTACTTAGGGTCAATGTTAGACCAAGTTCAATAGCTGCATATAATCTTGTAATAAAAAAAGATGGTGAAGAGTTTAAAAGATTCGACAATCTTACAGGAGTAACGACCAACGGAATAACAGACTTTAAAAAAGAAAACATTGAAATTCCAAATGGTACTTACACATTCTTTATAGAGACTGAATCAATATCAGATTACGAAGTAGATATAAGTGTTGAAGTTAAAAAGAATGGAATCTTTGTACCTAACTACTCAATCACTATAAAAAATGCAACAGCTTCTTTTGCAACTGACAAAGATGTAAATATAACTACGATAATACCCGAAATGAAAGTAATAGACTTTGTTACAGGGTTATTCAAAATGTTTAATCTTACAGCTTTTCAGGATGAAAGTGGAACAATAGTAGTAAAGTCATTAGATGAATTTTATTCTGCAAGTTCTCAAATATGGGATATTACAAAACATCTTGACAAAGAGAAAACAGTAGTAGATAGTATTTTACCTTTTAAGGATATTATTTTTAAATACAAAGGAACAGAATCTTTTTTAGCAACAAATCATAAGGAGTTAGCAAATACCGAATGGGGTTCTTTAGAATATAAGACAAGTGAAAAGTATGATGGTGAAACATACGATGTTGAATTACCATTTGAGCATTTTAAATATGAGCATTTATATGTTACCGATGCAGGTGTAATACAAACAACAACGACACCCGAAGGTAACGAAGAGAAAACTAATAGCTATGTTCAATTTGGATATTCGGTTGATATAAACCAAGACCCATACAAGGGAGAGCCATTGATATTTTATGCAGCAGGTTCTTTTACTAACATTAGGGTTATTAATTTAGATGGTAGTGCAAATACAACACCTGTTGCCAATCCTTATATGCCATTAAACTCTTCGAGTATTTTAAATGTATTTGGCGAAAGTGCATATCAAAACTTAAACTTCAACGCAGAGTTTGATGAATATTCAAGACAAGTAAACCAAAAGACACTATTCAAAACGTATTACGAAAACTACGTAAAGGATATGTTTGATAAGCGTAAAAGAATTACAATGGTAAAGGCTTATCTACCTTTAGAGATGCTTATTAAGCTAAACTTAGCAGATAAGATTATAGTGTTTGATGACATATACAGAATCAATAAAATCAATACAAACTTTGAGACAAACCTAAGTGATATTGAACTTACAAATATATTCGAGGAAGTAACTTATAAAACTATTGTAAAGGTTGCGTCTAATTGTTTAACGGTAGATTCAACTTTAAAAACTACTGACGATGTTGTTTTAACGGTAGATGCTAATTGTGATACTGAATTTACAATACCCGATATTACAACGGTAGTTCCAAGTGAGATACCAATTAATGACCCCGAACCTGTATATGACGAAGTACCTTTAGTTGTAACACCACCAACAATAGCAGAGTATCAAGTAACAGTTCCAACATCAACTTCAATATATTTAAATTACGAAATAACAGCTATGGGTAAATTAGGGGACACCCCACAGGTTGATGAATACGGATTTTTGTATTCTACAAATGAAAATGATTTAAACGCAAGTGATGACGTAGATGTATTGAAAGCAACAAGTGGTGTAAATTCTGTACCATTTAAAACAACATCTTTCTTTACTGTACCAAAGGTAGCTAATTATGAAAAGAGTGGCTTAACGCATCCTGCAACTTTTTATTGGAGGTTTTATGCAAGAACTAATACAGATACTAAACACGCATTTGCAGATTCTATTTCTAATATATTCAAAGCATCTACTGTTTCTGCTCCTGTAAGTCAATTTAAAAACACAACAGGCGAGAGACTAACTGATTATATTGCTATTGATACTTATGGGTATTTTTGGCAAGAAAATGAGTTTTTTGGTAGTATTCCATCACCTTTAGTACAAGGTCAAACAGGACAACAAATAAGACCACCACAACAATATTGGAACTTAAATACTTATAGAAAAATTATAGAGTGGTTTACAAGTATATATGACCCCGAGATTGATACATTATATCCATTATCTCACACGTTTAAATACATTGACCCTGTTGGGAATGATGGTATATTTCAAATGACAGATATAACAAATGCACAAATAATGTATCACAAGAATTTATTTAATCAATATGAAATCTACATAGTAGGAGGAATTTACACGAACAGGAGCAATAATTAGGTCGGTATTCGGAGATTCACTTGCAGATTTTGAAAGCACATCAGGATGATACAAAATATATTAGACTTATTAGAAATTGCAAAGCAAAATCAGCTTACAGGAGAGTATGTAGAGATTGCACTAGGTAAAAATAAATTCCCAGAAACAATAAAAGAGGGATATAAAATGTTAAAACAAGAGTTATGGCAGAAAAAATAATAGACTTAAAATTAAATGCTAAAGAAGCTATTACTCAGATACAGACTCTTGATGAGGAAATAGTAAAGCTAGAGGACAATGTAGCAGATGCTCAGAGAGAACTTCTTAAAATGGAATCTGAACTCAGTAAGCTTGGTGGTTCAGGTAAAGAGTTAGCTAGAAGAAAGCAGTTAAATGATAAGATAAATAAAACTAAAAATCTTATTAAGCAGGAAAACTTAGCATTAAAGCAAAGTAAAAAAGCTAAGACACAACTTAATAAACAAAATGCCAGTTTTAATAAAAAATTAAAAGAACAAGCTAAGGCTCACAATGAAGTATCTAAAGGCTTAACCAAAACAATAGGAGGTACTTCTGTATTAGATAGAGCGACAGGAGGATTGTTTAGCAAGTTTACCGGACTAGCACAAGG